GTACCAGCCCGGCCTGGCGGCGTAGTAGCCTTATGCCTCCAACGAACCGCCCCGGTCCGTTGCCGGAAAGCCCATGGACTGGGAGCTTATGACATCAGGAGGCCACTTGAACGATCAATCAGAATTTCAGCCGAGACAGCCGGTTACCATTGATTGGATCAGACCATACGATATAGGCCCATCCGATGCGCATCTGCATGCAATTGGCCAGTTCATGGCCAACTACTCAATGGTCGAGTGGGAAATTTCAGGTCTCTTTGCCTTCTTTTTGAGCCTGCCAATTGGGGAAGCGCAGCGGCTCGCCGTCGACTCCAATCTGTCTATGGCAGGAAAGCTAAGATACGTCCAAGGACAGCTAGAGGATCGCGAGGGACTTGATCAGGAATCTGCCAGCGACCTTCTGCTATGCCTCAAAGAATTCGACACCATTAGCAAGCTTCGGCACAAAATAGTGCATTGGCAATGGGGACTAAACGAAGGGAACATTGCAACGCTGACTGACTTAATCAAACCAAGAAACCCTGAGCGGGCCACCATCAGCCTGCCGCTCACCGAACTACGTGACAAATGTATGCATATCGCCAAGATCTATCGAGCCCTTTCGATGAATTTCCTTGTTATTTCCGGTCAGTATTCTCGCGAACAGCTTCTCTCACTGCGCAAAGACACATCTCCTGAAAAGCTCTTTCGACCGTAGCGCGCGACAGTGGTCGGTCATCAGTCTCCTCCAAGACAGACAGGCCGACCTCAATCATAGCCTTCGATACAACAACGTCCTCAGGACGCACGACGCCTAGTTTTTCAGTAGTGCATACCTGACGCATATCCTTCTCCTACGCACCTTAAGCTTTACTTCGCGTCACGGTGACGCAACATAAGCCGAGAACGGTCGAGCCAAGGCCCGCCAAACACGATGATTTCTGATGGCCGCCCATATAGGTGGTGCAGCATGAACGGCCCTGGCCCGAAGACCTGAGCCTGCTCCTCGGGCAGCTGTGCATCCCCGCCAAGGTAGATACCGGCATGGTTGGGATGCGCGGTGCGCCCCACAGCCATGACGATCATGTCGCCGCGCTGCGGCTGGCTCACCTGGTAGAAGCCCGCAGCCTCATAGGCCTGCTCGTAGAGGCTCGGGCCGTCACCCTTCTCCCACCAGCCGTCCTCTCTGGCGTAGGCCGGAAACTCCAGCCCCCACTCGCGCCGGTACCAGTCTGCGCAGACCTGCCAGCAGTCCCAGGCGCCGTGGACGAATGGCCGCGCCAGCAGCGGTGTCTCGCCAGCGGGAGTGATGGTGCGCAGGTCTCCCTCCGGCCAGGACAGAATGTGCCAGGGCAAGCCTGTGGCCTCGCACATGGCAAGGTCACGCGGCGACGGCCGACTGGTGGCGTCCGGGTGCGAGTGCACGATGCCGATCACCTCGCCCTGGTCTTCGGCCTCGGCGTACTGCTCGGGCGCGATCCGGAATTCCTCGGTGGGGTCGGTGGCCACATTGGCACACGGGAAGTAAATCTGCTTCCGACCCACAGCCAGCAGCAGCCCGCAACACTCGCGCGGGTATTCTGCCGCGGCGTGCTTCTGCACGGCAGCCAGGATGTGTTTACGCATGGTCAGCTCCGCGCGATGAGGGATACGGCTGGGAAGCCGCCGAAAGGTAGTTGGTTGCCCTGGCCCCAGCGGACGACGCAGCCAGAATCGAGGCAGCCGTTGCACTGGTCCTTAGCCGGGTTGTCAGTCGGGTTGCCGTCAAGGTCGAAGTACGGGCCGGTGTAGCCACAGTTCGGGCCGCGGTATCCGTTGGTCATTGCCCAGTGGCACAGCTGGGTCATCTGTCGGCCAATCGTCTCGCCGCCTACATCGCCAGGGCTGGCCAGCTCCCACGCAACCGTGGTGCCGTTCTCGGAAACCTTCTGGTCGATGTACCAGACCTCGATCGCTTCCTCGGAGGGATCGGCCTCGAGGTTCCCATCAGGGAAGTTCGAGGCGTCCAAGTATCGCGCCATGGTGTGGCGCATCGTCAGCTTGAACTCAAGCAGGTCATCGAACGCCAAGCACAGTGCCGTGATCCGCCCTTTGACGTTGCCCACCGACAGCGTGGGCCGCACTGCGGTACCGTCGGAGTTTGCCTCGATACCCTCGATCTGCATGGGCCAGGCGCCGTATTCATTGCCCTGCCACCAGATCGACTTGGCGGTTAGCTGGTCAGCATTGGCGCCGGCAGTCGCCAACTCCTGTGGCGTGTGCGGTATCGCATGCCCATGGAACCGCAGGATGTCGGCACCAAAGTCCGAGCCATCCAGCTCGAACAGCAGCACCTCGCTGCCGGGCTCCAGGGTCTGGATGTCCTTGATCAGTGACATGCTTGTTCCTTATGGGTGGAAAGCCCGCTCGAAGGTAGCGGTGACCTTGAATCGGCCGCCGCCAACAGGGGTGGGTTTGGGGTCAGGGCAGGTGAACAGCCCAAGATCGCCGAGCGGCGTAGACCAGAGAAATGCCTTGGCACCACCGTGCCGGTCGAAGAACTCCATGACCTTGCGGACTTGAGCCTTCGTTCCGGTCACGGTGACGGGGTAACTGTCCTCTTTATTGTTTGGCCCATCGCCCACCACCTGCCGGTAACCGCCACCGAATCGCGATTCGCGAACCCGGTAGTTGATGTCAGGCGTTTCGCCGCGTTCGGTCGGCCAGCGGAATGTTTCGATCGCCATCAGCGTCTCCCTTGGGTGTTGCGGTAGCTCACGCCACCAGGGCGCCACGAATCGGCAACAGCCTTCTCTGCCGCAACTTGCACCTGCTTTTGCATGTTCTGCTGTAGCAGGGTCTGGTCGAGGGTCAGCCCCTCATCGCTGCGGTCTGGAATGCTGATGCTCACTGGAGCATTGATCGATATCGATGTGCCGCCACCGCTTCCGCTCGACACGGCGCGAACGCCGAGGTTTCCGTCGGGGGTCCTGGTCAGCGGCATGATCGCCTCGGGCCCAGCCTCGCCGAACACCCCAGCCCCTTTCGCGAATGCGAAGAACTGCGGCGTGTCGTGCACCTGGTTGCTGAATTTCGACAGGCTCGGTGAGTCGTAGACACCGCCTTTGGCGTTGGGGACAAATCCGCCCTCGCTGAAACCACTCGTGCTCACCGTCTGACCACCGGGGGTAAAGTAGGCTCCAGCTACAGAACCCAAGATGCTGCCGGCGATACCTGCTATAGCCCTTTGCGTGGCAATCCGCGCCATATCCGCCAGGACCGACTTGGTGAAGTCTGCGAACGAGAACTTCCCCGTCATCGCGAAGTTCACCACCGCGTCTTCCATGGAGCTGAAGGCATTGGTGAACAGCGTTCGGGTCTGCCCAGCCACGTCGCGCGCCTGTTCCAGATAGTTCTGGAATGCCGAGGATGCGCCATTGCGCCAGTCGCCCTGGGCCTGGGTCATCTGGTCGTAATTGGCGACGGTGGTTTCTTGCAGGTCCCGCTCGGTTTTGCTCAGGGCCGCCAGCTTCTGGTTGTACTCATCAAGGCTCATGCCACGGGAGCCGTCACCGTTTTGGTTGGCCAGGTCCAGGCGCTGCTGGTTGATGCGGTCGGTGATGCCGTTTTGCTGATCTTGCAAACTGCGCTGGCGATCGCCTAACCCAAGGCCTTCGGCAGACCGTTGACCCTGCTTGTGTAGCGCCTGCACCTGCTGATCAAGTGCGCTGGTGTAGGTCTGCACCGCCTGAGCCTGCTTGCGCAGTCGACCTTCCTCGTTCGAGGCCAGTACGGCTAATTCCGAGTCGGCATCCTTCTGCGCCTTGACCATGTTGGCCCGCGCGTCGGCGATCTTCTGATCCAGCTGGATCCGCTGCTGGGCTGTGGTACTGCTGCGCCCTTTGGCTTCCTCCAGCGCCTTTATCTCCGCCTCGTAGGCGTTTGTGACCTCGACCTTCTGCTGCTCGATGATGGCGGCCCTCTGGGCTGCATACGACTCCTGTGAGATCAGGCCGGCCTTCTGCGCCGCGTCGAGCTCCTTCTGGTGGTTTTTGTACTCGGCCAGAATGGCGGTCAGGGCGTTCTTCTGGTCGTTGAAGCCGGATAGGTCGACGGAAGCGGTTCGCCCGCCGGTGTCCTTGAACTGCTTGGCGATGTCAGCCTGCACCCGGGCGATATTCTCGGGTTTCAGCCGCTCATCATCCGGGTTGACTCTGCGGATCGCTTCGAGAGATTTGGTGTACTCCTTCAGCGCATCAGCCCGCTTTTCAGCGTTGGTTCTGGCGGACTTTTCCAGAGCGTCGATCTTACCGATGGCCACGATCGCCGCTTGCTGTTGTCGGACTTCCAGCTCGCGCGCCTTCGCTATCTGCTGCTGCGTATCCCGCTGCTGGATAAGGGCATTGAGCTGAAGTTCATACGGCTCAGTTGTCCAACCCTGAGCACGCCTTTTGCTTAGGTTTTCAGTTAGGTCAGCAATTCTTTGCTCGAGCGTGTCTTCACGACCAATGTCAGCAACCGCATCCCAAGCACCTTTGGCGCCCGATGCCACTGCCTTCCAGCCACGCTCCCACAGGGACAGGTTCTCTGTGACCTCTTTGCTGCGGTTCTTGATTGTGTCGACGTAGGTATCGGTGAGCAGCTTGGCGGCCCCGATGGTGTCGCCCTGCTCCTTCAGGGCAACGATCTGCGAGTAGGTCGCAGCAGTCAGGAAGTTGTACTGCTCATTGAGATCCTTGGCAGCTACCACTGGGTCCTTGCCGATCTTCACGAACTCGGCGACGGTGTCCTCGACTGCTTTTCCGGTTGCCGATCGCCACTCTAGCGCGGCCTCGGTAATCTCGACGAAGCTTGCAGAAGCTACCTTGCCACTGCTGGCCAGCTGGGTGAGCACCTCTGCCGCGGCGCCGGTGGTGCCAACAGTGGCCGCGACCTCGCGCGCCATCCCGGATAGGCGGTCCGACGTAGTGCCGGCGGCATTGCCGGTCGTGATCAGCGCCTTCTGGAATTCGACAGCCTCTTCGCTGCCGGAGTAGTAGGCGTATCCAAGCACTGCAACCGCTGCAGCTGCGACGGTAAACGGGTTCACCAGGCCCAAGACATAGCCGCCGAGGGCCTGCACAGCCGGCCCGATGCCGCCAAACATGTCCTTGAGCTGCCCACCCTGCTGCAACGCAACCATCATGATCGGCTGACCGGCCACGATGGATGTGAAGATATCGGTGAACTGCGCAGGAACGCCGCGCAATGCCGCAGCCGTGGCTTTGGCCGTCATGCCGGTCTTGTTCAGTGCGGTATCAGCGCCGCCCAGCGCGGTACGCGCTTGGTCGATCTTCGCCTGGTAGTCGCCGAACGTCTCCGCATCGAGCGCGCCACTGGTGCGGAAGCCCTTCAGCTTCTGCTCCATCTGGTCCAGGCGACTCATTGCTGCGACGGTCGGGTCAATCTTGCCCAGCAGTTCCTCAAGCGCCTGGCCTTCTTCCCGATGCGCGCCGGCGGCCTTCTTCGCCGCCTCAGCTTGACGCTCCTCCGTGGCGATGAGGGCCTGGGCCCGGCTGTTGATGGACGCCTGACGGCTGGCACTGTCCGACAGCACGGCATTCGCCTGGGCGGTGACCTCGGCGCTCTGCTCGGTCGCCCGGTTCAGCGACTGAACGTACTGGCTGGCCTCCAGCGAGGCCTTGGCCACAGCCAGAATCCTTGCCTGCTGCTCGTCGGCAGATTCGGCAGCGCGCCGTCCGGCCTGGGCACCGGCGTCAGTAGCGCTGGTCAGCGCTTCCTGCACCTTGCCCGCCTGCGCGGCCTCAGTACGGAAAGCCCCCATGTTGGCGGCGGCGCTGCTGAACGCCGTGGATGCGTTGGTAACGGCTCGCCCCACGGTCGCCATTTGCTGCGCCAGCTCTGTCTGCTTGGCGTTGAGCGCCTGAAGCTCCTGCACGATCTGCCGGGTGTCACTCTGCAGGCTGCCCAGGGCAGTCTCCCAGGCACGCCCAGTTCGTCCAGCTGACTCTTCGCTGCGCTTGCCGGCATCCGTCAGCTGGTCGAGGTTGTCCTTGGCCTCGACGGCATCACCGGAGTCGATCTGAAGACCGAGAGAGGCAATGGTGGTCATGATCTACTCCATCGATTCGGCCATGACGGCCAAGGCCTCAACCTCCATGACGCGGAGATCGGGGAAAATGTCGGTGAGGTCGCGGCGCTTGATGCCGAGCATTGCGGCTGTTGCGGGAATAGCGGTGTAGTCCAGGCCGGACGGACCGCCTGAAGCCACCCGCCACTGCGTGGCCATGGCATCGAATAGGCGGAAGGCTGGCCAGGCGTCGGGCCATACCTCCACTTCCTCCTCTTCGATGTCTTCTGGGGTCAGCCCCAGCGCCGCCAGTTGCTCGGCGGACGGACCAGACTCATAGCAAGCCCGGGCCGCCGCCCTCAGTTTCCCAGGCGGGCCGGGCTGTAGGCGGCCTGGTAGGCGTCGATGACCGCCTTCGGAGCGCCGGTGCAGGTGCGCACCAGGTCAACAATGGCCTCGGCACTGAACTCGTCCTCCAGATCCCAGCCAGTGACGATCTCGCCCAGTTGCTCGGCCTGCAGAGCGATCTCACCGGTGGTGACCTCCTCCCACGTCGCCCCGTCCTTATGTGCCTTCTCCGCCCAGGCATCGCGGGCCTTGTTCCAGCGGTCGAACATTGCCGACAGGGCCACGCGGTCCATGTAGCGGAACTGGAATTCCACCGGCGCCGGCTCGGCGCCAATTCGCGGAACCTGCACCACGGCAGCGAAAGTGGGGTTCTGCGCGATTTTGATCTTCGCCATGAGGGTTCCTTACGCGCCAGCCATAATGCGAACGGGACGGCCCGACAGCGCGATGCTGATGGTGCGCGTCATGAGGTTGTTCCGGTCCATGGTCGGGGTGGTGGTGATGCTCACGTAACCTGGATAGAGGATTTGGTCGCCACCTGGCAGTTTGAGACGCACCACAACGAGCTCCTTGCTGTCGCCGTAGTTTTCGACCAGAGCGACGTAGGCGGCGGCCGGCTGATCTTCGACGGTGATCGACAGTGTGATCGGGTTGCGGTTGGTCGGAAACTGGCGGTCATCGTCATCTTCCAGATACCCCACGGTGAGGTATTGCTGCTCACCGCCAGCCGAGGTGAACGCGGTCACCTTGGAGATCTGTGCCCAAGCGGTCACGGGGAGGACCGAGCCCACGCCGGCGCCAGGGGTGTACTTGTCCGTATTGGTGGTGTTGAGGCCTTTCAACGCGAACGTGTCGGCAGCCACGTTTGCGGCACTGACAGCGCGGTCGGCGATGAGCGCCCAGCCGGAGCTGACCAGCATGACGTCGCCGTTTGTGATGTCGTGATCGGCAGCGGTGGCCACCGGTGGCGCGGCATTGGTCAGGGCGGTGAAGGCGAAGGCTGCGCCGAAAACGCTGGCGATTTCCAGCACGGCGCCGTTCGGCAGCGGGAATTTTGCGGCCATGGAGTGTTTCCTCGTTGTTGCCGCCGGGCGGCGGTTGGTTATGCCCCAGCGGGCGGTTGGTCCGCGACACCGCGGTAGGTGAAGCTGGCCGGGACCGTGTAGGTCGCCGACTCGGTGATGGTTGGGCCCTGGTCAACTGGTTCGGTGACCAAGCCATCGAAGCCGTTGCGACTGAGTTCCGAGTCCGCCCTGAAGAGGCTCGAAAGCTCGTCCACCAAGGCCTCGGCTGTAGCCAACGGCTGGCCCGCCGGGCAAACGATGCTCACCTGGTAGACGCCGGTGTACTCGTAGGCATCGCTGCCCAGATAGCGACAGGTGGTGCCCGCTGGCAGTTGGAACGCCTGCAGGTAGGTTTCGTCGGCCCCGGCCACGAACCCCTGCTCGAAGTTCGCGACCCGGATAGGGCGCGCCGTGGCCCAGGCCATCAACTTGATCTCGATGGCCTGCCTGGCTCGTGCTTGGCTCATACGCTGTTGTTCCTGATGGCTTCGTCGACGATGTGTTGGAAGTTGGCCAGGGTTACCCTGACCATGCCGGCCGGAGCCTGCGTTGAATGTCCGTACTCGAGCGGAATGGCGTAAGGCAGGTTGTTCACGATGTACGCCGTCTGGCCGATGGTCAGCGCCTGCACTTGGGTGATGAGCGCGGTAATGGCCTCGCTGCCCGACGGGTCTATGCGGTCGAGTTCCTCTGTCGCGGGTGAATCGATGGAGAACTGCCAGTTGCCCCGGAACCGTCCGCCGACGTAGCCCTGACCTGCAACCAACCCGTTCACAGCGAAGTTCTGCACACGCTCGGTCTTGGTCAGGGGCTTCGCGTACTTCACGCCCTTACGCAGCTTGCCGGCCTTGGTGAAGTTGTCCTGGTTCAGGTTGATCAGG